TTAGCATTTTCTCAACCTAGTTTTCACTATTACAACTACACAATTGATGGATTGATTCATATGTTAGCCGTTAGTGGATTTGACTGCGCAAGTGGGTTTTTCCAACAGCAAGTAAACGACGATTGGATTAAAGCAATTGTATACAAAAGTGACATAGAACCAATGAATCCAAAAACAACTTCATGGTACGATTTAGCAGACAAGGGACTACTTCCAAAGACCGGAGTTGAGAGTATTAATAAATACGGGTATATAAAACGAGAAGATTTGGTTCTTCCGTGGTTAGATTATAGTAATATTTGGTACGGACAATAAGTAGCATCAAATCAACGAAAAAAGGAGGCGTAATATGCAAGTAGCATTAATTACGGGCGGGTTTTGACCCTATACACAGTGGTCATTTAGAGTACATAAAAGAAGCACAGAAGTACGGAAGTCTTGTAGTTGCTGTTAATAGTGACGAATGGTTAGCACGCAAGAAAGGGCGTGCGTTTATGCCACTGAGAGAGCGTGTTGCAATACTACGTAGTATCAGAGGAGTAAGTGATGTAATAGTATTCGACGATAGCGACGATACTGCTTGTGATGCAATTGCTATGACACATAGGTTATATCACGGTGCTACAGTACATTTTATTAACGGCGGTGACAGAACACAAGAGAATATACCAGAAATGGAATGTGCTAGTGTTCGTTCATGGCATGATGTTGAGTTTCATTTTGGTATAGGTGGAAAGGATAAAAAAAATTCATCGTCGTGGATACTAAAAGAGTGGATGGCTCCCAAAACAGAGCGTGAATGGGGTTATTACAGAGTAATACATGAAACAAACACACATAAGGTTAAGGAACTTACTGTAGAACATGGAAAAAGTTTAAGTCTTCAAAAGCATCAACTCCGAAGTGAATTTTGGTTTGTATCCGAAGGAATTGCTACAGTCGAGCAAGGTACAAATTCAACAGTGTTATCTAAGAGGGAGTACGAGGTATACGAACAACTAGTAATACCTGTGGACTCTTGGCATAGACTAAGCAATAACACTGATGCACCTGTACGTATTATCGAAATACAGTACGGTAATCAATGTATCGAGGAAGATATAACTAGGGAATAATAATGATTCGTGTATTTATAGGGTATGACCCAAATGAAATAGTAGCATGGCATGTACTCACACATAGTATTTTAAAACACAGTACAAGTCCATTGTCGTTTGTTCCAATTGCAAAACATCACATCAAGGATTTATATAATAAACCAAAACAGGAACATGAGTCAACTGAATTTTCCATGACACGATTCCTTACACCACATCTTAGTGATTATAGTGGATGGTCAATATTCATGGATTGTGATATATTAGTTACTTCCGATATCACTGAGTTGTGGGATTTACGTGACGATAGGTATTCTGTAATGTGTACGAAACATGATTATGAACCAATCACCAATACAAAATTTCTGAACCAAAAACAGTTCAAATACGAGAAAAAGAATTGGTCTAGCGTTATGATGTTTAATAACACTAAATGCAAACAACTGACACCACATGTGGTACAAAATGAAAGTGGGATGTTCTTACATCAATTCAAGTGGTTGAACAACGACTGTGAAATAGGTTCTATACCACTCAATTGGAATTACTTAGTAGGGGAGAAAGAAACAATAGCAGAAGTACCAAATCTCATACATTATACTTTGGGTGGTCCTTATTTCACTGATTATAGAGATGTTGATTATGCTGAATTATGGAATTCGTATTACAAAGAAATGAAAAATATAAATTTTAAATAAATAGTATTATTAATATTATAGGAGTGTTGCATGGCATTACGTACAATTAAAATCATGGGATATGCATCTACAGAAGGTGTTAGAATGACATTAAGATTGGATTCATCTGATTTATTTGATGGAGCAGTTCCAATTGGAACTGAAGCCGTTGAGATTGGAACATTTGAACAGGACAGTACAAAGAGTGGTAATTTTGATGGTATCATTAAAGTAACTGGTGGGGATATGACATTTGTTGGATTAATGGCGAATTACATGAAATGTGAGCACATCTCCAATACAGATGGTGAAGGAAATGTTCATCCAGCAGTTACAGTAGATGACGTTGTGAATAACTTTGAATATTTTGATAATGGTTCAAATGATTCAAAAGTTAATATGAATGTGAACGGAGTCGACCTTGACCAACTTAATAAAAGTGATTTTGTTGGTAATTGGCATGTTGCTTTAACAGATGGTGATATGTTATTGTGTGACTTTGTTATCGATGCACAACCACAACCTCCAACTGTGTAAAATATACTGTTCATGATGGTATGATAAATCATGAAATATTAAAACCTACAATACTTTATTAACATAGTGTATAATACATGAGTTAATAACACTTGTAGGGAGTAATATGAGCGAAGTAGTAGTTCGTAAGGGGACATATCGAGATGTGTCAATCAGTGATGAAACATTTGAACTGGTTCGTGGGATATCAACTAATATAAGTAAAAATGGTTCTTTTATTCTTGTCAAACCGACAAGGAATATTGGCGTCGGTCAAAAAACAATTCGTATCCAAGTTACCAAACGAAACTTACGATATATTGATAAATCTAAAGTCAGTATTAATGCTTCTAAACCAAAATATAAATCTAAACCAAAAGTAAAGCGAGAAACAGATAAGCAAGTAATAAAACGTATCTCTGAACGTTTTGATATATTGGAAGAAATGACGAAGGCAACCATTTCATCTGATATCAAGGCAATGATTGTTTCTGGACCACCTGGTGTAGGGAAATCATATGGTGTGGAAAAACAACTTGAAAAGGCAAGTATGTTCGATGTTATTTCTAGAGTTAATCCAAGATACGAAGTGGTTAAGGGTGCTATAACACCGTTGGGATTGTACGCTACATTATATAAACATTCTGCTGATGGTAATGTACTAGTATTCGATGATTGTGATATGGTATTGCAGGATGATTTAAGTCTCAACTTACTTAAAGCCGCATTGGATAGTGGTAAAAAACGTCGAGTGTTTTGGAATTCTGATAGTAACTTGTTGCGTAGAGAAGGGATACCATCGTCGTTTGATTTTGAAGGGGCGGTTATATTTATAACCAACCTACAATTCAACCACATTCGTAGTAAAAAATTACAAGACCATTTGGAGGCATTACAAAGTAGATGTCATTATTTAGATTTAACATTGAACACGATGCGTGATAAAGTATTACGTGTAAGGCAAATAGCAGAAACGGGTGAATTATTCAATGATTATAACTTGAGTGATTCGCAGGGGAGAGAAATCATAGCATTTATGGAGAAACATAAGAACGATTTACGTGAAATGAGTCTCCGAATGGCATTGAAGATAGCAGATTTGTGTACAATTAGTGAAAAGCGATGGAAGTTACTCGCTAAGAATACATGTATGAAAAATAGTTTTTAATATGAATATTTTAGTTACTGGGTGTAGCATGACGTATGGGCATGGATTGGAGTTTAATAAGGATGACCCGAGATTATGGGTTAATTCCACATTACATTCTGTATTTGGTGATGATATCACCATTGATAACATTGCTAAAGATGGAATGAATAATCATTGGATATTATTAGAAACTATGAATGGAATTAGAACTAAGCAGTATGATATGGTTGTTGTGGGTTGGTCATCTATCCCACGGTATTGCTTTCATGTCGATGTAGAATTGTATGAAGTGCATACGGCATTAAGACCGGGTGCAATGGATATAAACTCAAATCGCTTTGAAAAAACATCGGCAAGTTGGCTACGAAAAACTGGTGATAGACTCAGAAAAATACATAATGATTATTGGGATATTTTGGATTTGATAAAATATGTGAATGTACTCATGGAATCAACACATGGTGATAAGGTATTTTTTGTGAACACGATGATAGATTATCCACGTGAATACTTTAAATATAAGAAGTTTGAATTTCCTGATGAAATATCTGAATATGAGCAGGAATTACTTAATGTACCGGGGCGAAGTGACGATGCCGTGAAAGAACTTTATGACATGATGCATGACGAGTATAATAATTATGGTGGAATACATGAAGATAGGTGGATTAACTTATATGACTCATTAAAGAGTAAGCAGGTGGATGATATTTCGGATAGTGACAATCACCCATCATATATGAGTCAAAAACTATACACCAAAATGTTTACCCCAATTTTTGATAAAAAGTTTAAACAGTTTATACCAGGTTAAGTCGTGTTTATGTGTTATTATCCCAAATAGCCTCCCTAAATAAACACTACTAAACGGATACAAGGCACTCCTTATAGCGCCTTGTATCAACCTCGGGTACAGCAGAGTTTTCATTCCTTTTGTTGTTGCTGTACCCACCTTATTATTTACGAAGAGAAATGAAAATGAAAAACATTAATCTTAATGGGAATGTATTATGAAAACAGCAGTAATAGAAGTTCGAGATGAAGTGAATTGCTCAGTGAAGGGTCTTGACCTAGATATGAGAAAAACACTGGTTCGGAATTTTAAATATGAGATACCTGGAGCACGGTTTATGCCAGCGTATAAATTGGGAAGATGGGATGGGATGGTGTCATTCTTTAATCTTGGTGGAAGTACCTATATCAATTTGTTACCCGAAGTATTACCATTGTTGATAGGAGAAGGATGGGATGTAAGTGTAGACGACAAGAGAACATACCAACATTCATTTGATTTAGTGGAAGTTGATGCAAACACATATAATCATGTTAAGTGGCCAGAAAAACATCCTGTTGCAGGAGAGCCAATTGAGTTACGTGATTATCAAATTGATGTAGTTAATAATTTTCTAAAAAATCCACAGTGTATTCAAGAGATTGCAACTGGTGCTGGTAAGACTTTGGTTACAGCCTCACTTAGTGAGAGAGTGCAGGATTTTGGAAGGAGTATTCTCATAGTCCCCAATAAAAGTTTAGTAGTACAAACAGAAGAAGATTATATTAACATGGGTTTGGACGTTGGTGTCTATTTTGGAGATAGAAAGGAATTTGGTAAACAGCATACTATATGTACATGGCAAAGCCTTAACACGTTGATGAAAAATACCAAAGCAGGAAAAGGAGATTTTACTATTGGTGAGTTCCTAGAAGATGTTGTGTGTGTGATGGTGGATGAAGTACATAGTGCAAAAGCAGACGCACTTAAATCATTATTGACTGGTCCTATGTCAAATATTCCACTACGATGGGGATTAACTGGCACTGTACCTAAGGAAGATTTTGCATTTCAAACGTTGCATGTTAGTTTGGGTAATGTCATTAATAAAGTATCTGCTAAGGAATTACAGGATAAGGGAGTTCTTGCCCAATGTCATGTGAAAATTGTGCAGTTGCAAGACCATGCTGACCACAGCAATTATCAAAGTGAATTGAAGTATCTATTGACCAATCCCGATAGATTGGATTTATTGGCAAACCTTATCGTTGATGCGAACAAAACAGGTAATACATTAGTGCTAGTTGACCGTGTTGAATCTGGTAAAGAGTTAGTATCACGTTTGGGTGATAATGCTGTATTTGTCAGTGGCTCTACAAAAGGTGACGTCCGAAAAGAACAGTACGATGAAGTAGCAAGTTCTGATAATAAGATTATCGTAGCAACATATGGTGTTGCTTCAGTTGGTATTAACATACCGAGAATATTTAATTTGATGCTTATTGAGCCAGGTAAGTCATTTGTTCGTGTAATACAGTCTATTGGACGTGGTGTCCGTAAAGCAGAAGATAAAGATTTTGTGCAGGTATGGGATATTACAAGTACGTGTCGTTTTGCTAAAAGACACTTGACTAAGCGTAAAAAATTTTATAGAGAAGCAAATTATCCATTTGACATGCAGAAATTGGAATGGAAATAAATTATTTTTTCTGAAATCCATGTTATGGTATTATTTAATATTTGGGATAATGTGATTATTGATATAATTAACATATATTAACAGAACTTTATCGAATATAATGAAAATACACACATTGGATAATACGGCATATGAATTAAATGAATTGCCTGAAAAAATAAATGATTTACAATTTGCTATATTTGACAATAGCAACCCAAAAGATGCTGACCATTTCTTCATACCATTGATATTCTTGGAAAGTTTCACATCACCTGCATTAGTCTTACGAATTGGTGATGCACTAATAAAGATGCCACTGGATTGGCATATATTGATAGGTGAGGAAGAGTATGGAGACTTGGAAGCACTTGCGCTAACTAGCATCAATGATAGAGATTTCAAGGCGTTTGAATTTAATAGTCTTAGTAGTTATGCAGCAAATTTCTTACCAATTGAGGTAATTGATGTATATAACGAAGTACAATGGTACAATCCCAAATTAAAGAATGGGCAATATTTGGCAGTACCGATTGATATTGGTGATGAGCCTAGAGTTGTGTACTTCATTAAGGATGCATCTCGAAATTGCCAAGTAGTGGATTACTCACAGGCTTGGTAGCATGGCATCACCGAAGTTAGACATTTTCAAAATGCTTAATGCGATTGATTCGAAGGATTATGATTTTTATGATAATTTATCGGATGATGAACGCAAGGGTTTTAGTGCATATCTTGGGTTGAAATGGGGTTCAAGCGTCATTGGTGATAATGTGTTACAACATTATTACTTGGCAAGTATGAATAGTTATGTTAATATTAATTTGTTCGACATCAATAAACATCATAAATTGCAGTGGTTATTGATGGTTGCATCGAGTCCAAACTTCGGCATACATAGGCATGAGTGGATTTATCCAAAAAAAAAATCAATAAGTAAATCAAAAAATGGTATTAAGAGTCAATTGATGAAAATATACCCATCGTATAAAGAAGATGATATTGAATTATTAGCAACAATGGTTACTAACAGGGATTTAAAGGAATTTGCAAAGGATTGTGGGGATGAATAACGCGTATTGTATAATGCCTTTTATTGGTATGCAATATTCAGTGCGTGGTTCTAGTTTGTGTTGTGCATCGAAAAAATACCCAATATCACCAAATGATTTTTGGAATTCATCATATGTGAATGATGTTCGTAATGATATGCTGAATGGTATATTGAATGTAGAATGTTCGGTATGTTATGATAATGAAGCCAATGGTATGAAAAGTCTACGCCAAGGATTTAATCAATATCATGGCAATTATAAAATATCAAAAAATATCCAATACCTTGATTTAGATTTATCTAATAAATGTAACTTATCGTGCTTGATGTGTAATTCTGATAGAAGTTCACAGATTGCAAAACAGAATGGTATATATATTGAAACAAATGGTGTAAATAGCATTCCACCTAAAGTAATAGATGATATTAAAAGTTTAATATCAGGTGATTTGAAGTTAATACTATTTCAAGGTGGGGAACCATCTATAATTAATGAGTATCATGGTATATGTGATTTTTTGGATGATAATGATTATAAAAAGAACATAGACCTAAACACAATTACCAATGCAACTACGACAAATATAAACTGTTATGATAGATTCGACGGGTTTAAGCAAAAGAATATACATATTAGTTTGGATGGATTTGGTAATGTAAATGATTACATACGATATGGTAGTAAGTTTGAAATTATAGAAAAGAATATACATTATTTAATTAACCATGGATTCAATATTACTATTGCGGTAACATTGCAAATTTTATCATTAATAAAATTTAATCAATTCTTACAATGGGTAGTGAATTTGCAATCCATGTATACACTGAATATTCCCAAATTGAATATTAGTTGGCTGTATTCCCCAGATGAAATTAATATAAAAAATATACCATCCAAACTAAGAATCCATGTCTTGGATGAAATATCTGAGTTTGAACATTCGAATGTATTTGAACATTCGAATGTTAAGTACCATGATATCGTGGAAGTATTAACACATACTATCAACGATGATGAAGTGTCGGTAAATAGGTTAATGAAATTTATTCATCACATAGATGATTCACGGGGGTCGAATATATATGATTTTATACCATATTTCGATGAGATAATTCAATGAGTAATGTGTGTAAATATTGTGAGAAGGAATTTAAACGAGAATCGACACTATTAGTTCATTTATGTGAGAAGAAACGACGTTGGCAGGAAAAGGATGATAAGGGAGTGAGAATAGGATTCAATTCCTATGTAACTTTCTATATCTACACGCAAAAATCTACCAAGACAAAATCAATAATGGATTTTATAAAAAGTCCTTACTACAAAGCGTTTGTTAAGTTTGGTAGGTACTGTGTTTCTATTAATGCTATTAAAATAGAGATGTTTGTCAAATATCTCATTAACAAAAATAAAAAAATAGACTTTTGGACTAAGGATTCTTTATATTCGGATTTTTTAATTGGTATTATTAAGACTGAAAATCCAATTGATGCATTGAGTAGAGCACTGAAATATAGTATGCGATGGGCAGAAGATAGTAATCAAAATAGTAATGATATATTAAGATTAGCAGGTGCAAATACAATATGTCACATGATTATTAGTGGACATATTAGTCCGTGGGTACTTTATTCATGTGATAGTGGTGTAAAATTTATGGGGAATCTCACTGCAGAGCAGACTAAAATTATATGGTATTTTATTGAGCCATATCGTTGGTCTAGAAAGTTTAAATCATTTAATGATGATGCTGAGTACATAAAGGATATGTTAAAAAAGGGTGGTTGGTAATATGATAATGGATGCAGATGTTGATATTGATTTTGCTGATAGAAGTAAGATACTTGAATTGATAAAACATGTTCCTGCTAGGCAGGAATCAAATATAGAATCTAAGCGACATAATAGTGGAGTTTATGTATCTGATGTACCATTAGACCCACAACATGGGTGCGCAAGTATTGATTATAAAGAAGCGGAGAATCGTGGGTATTTCAAAATTGACTTTTTGAATGTGAGCGTGTACCAACATATAAGGGATGCTGAACATTATGATATATTACTAAAACAAGACCCACCATGGGATATGCTTAAAGATAAATCGTTCACATCTCAAATCGTTCACATCTCAAATCACTACGGCTCATTGATTCAAATGAAACCCGATAGCATTCCTAGAATGGCAATGTTCTTGGCAATGATTAGACCTGGAAAAAAACATCTGATTGGTAAAAGTTGGAAAGAGGTGTCGGATGAAATATGGATTAACCCTGATGGGGATGATTATTATTTTAAACAATCCCATTCATTGAGTTATGCATTATTAGTTACATTGCATATGAATATAGTGTTTAATCATCGACATTCCTAACTAATGTTATTGATTTTCTCTTAGTGCGTTTTTGTGATATATCATTGAGACTAGTACATGGACCATTTAGAATTTCTAAGTTTTTATTGTTGAATATTGTTTTGTATTTCGAAAAAATATACCATTCATCTTTTAAGAATATATTGATTGGTATGCTTCGGTTGGATTCCCACCACCATGTCTCTCCTAATTCCAAAAATAATTTTTTTATCTCAATATCATCAATACTACCAAAATTGTACAATGTGGTTATTATTTTATCTTGATTCATAATGATTCCAATATATTCAGTGTTGGCATATCTAACTATTGATAGGAATGGGTATTTTGATGCTATTTTGAGAAATAATTTATTTTCCATAAATATTTAGATGTATTCAACTAAAATTTATTTATACAAACAACATCATATAGGGTTATTCTTTGACACTATTATCGATTCATCTATTCATTTACCGAGGAATAACTACGTGTACTCAAAAATACTAAAAGTGGTCAAAGGAGTGGACACCGTTTTGGAGTTTCAATTCCTTAACCAAGACCAAAAACCCATTAACTTGGAAAATACAACGTTAACATTCAAGTTAATTAGTGAGAACTCACTACTAATGAGCAAGGCATTGACCATAGTAACCCCATCTAAGGGAAAAGCATCGATAACACTAACAACTAGTGATTTGTCGGCAATTGAAACACAGCGTGCAAACTACAGCATACAGCGTGTGTTTAATTCATTAACGGAATTAGCGTACGTTGATGAGAATGCTGGAACACAAGGTGTAATAGATATACTGCCTACCGTATCATAATAATATTATGAAAATTGATAGACATATCTATATTGATTATCAAGGTGGCGCCCATGGAAATTTTTTAGAATTTATATGTAATAAGTATTTTACAGATTTACCGACTGAAAATTTCAACGTTATGCCATTTAATCATTTGGGTGCATCACACAATAAATCATCTTCATATCATAAAAGTAAATTATTTGAAGGGTTGCATTCACTAACGACCTTTGTGGAAGTGCGGGAAAAATTCATCAATCTTAAAAATAGTGAAGTTATATACATTAACATAAGCAATGATGATTTATTGCCATTAAGCCAAGTTAGTTTACTTCGTGCTGGTGATTTCGGATATGATAATAATTCATTAGAAGATAATACATACAACAAACTCAATAATATTGCATATCAATCATTACTTGATAATTTAAATAAGACATTCTTTTCATCACAGATAAAGGATAGTTACGATGCTGTTAAAGACCCATCTTGGCCTGATGTAGCGACTATTGAGGACTACAATGCATTGCCTATTGACATATTAGAAGAATGCACACAAGTACATAATTTAAAATTAGTTACTCTGAATGATAAATCCCCGAATTGTCCAAGAAATATACTTCGTGAATTCTTTAAGTTTGGGTTCAAAACTCCATACAATCATGGTTTTATATCGGAACAACGAAAGGTGTTATCACAACCTACGTACTCAAATAATGATGTTTTTTATTTTGAATTTAGTTCTTTTTACGATGTTACTATGTTTAAAGATGAATTACGTAGGTTGGGTGAATTTCTGTCGATTGATGTGATTGTATTTGATGATGAATTTTACGACATCTATAATGAATTCATAAGTAATAATAAATATATTAATTCTAAGAAAAAGTGCGATAGTATAATTAATAGTATATTAAATGATAATAGCACAATTGAGTTGAATCTTGATTTAATGGAGGAAAGTTACATCGATGCGAAAATAGAGTTACAACGGGATGTACAAATGCCAACTGATGATATAACATATTTTGGCACATCGAGTGAATTGAGAAATTATATAAATTAGCAATAGGAATATAAATGGCGAAGAAAAAGAAGCAAAATGCAGGAGCAAGTATTGTTTCTAAATTGCATTTAAAACTAGCAGAAATTGAACCAATAACAGACGCACAAAGAACATTCTTTGACAATTACGATACTGGAAAGTGTCAATTGTTAATGGGTTATCCAGGAACAGGCAAAACGTTCCTTAGTATGTACAAAGCATTTGATGAGTTAATCTCAGGCGGTACAGATTTAAACCAAATAGTTATTGTTCGTAGTGCAGTCCCTACAAGAGATATTGGATTTCTACCAGGAGACATAAACGAAAAACAACAAGTATACGAACTTCCGTACAGAAAGGTTTGTTCTGAATTATTTGGTAGAGATGATGCATACGAAATTCTAGTTAAACACGGTATTGTACGCTTTATGATTACTTCGTACGTACGTGGCATAACACTAGACAATTGTATCATTATTATGGACGAGTTCCAGAACTGTACGTCGCACGAAGCAGATTCTGTATTAACTAGACTTGGAAAGAAATCAAAAGCAATGTTTTGTGGTGACTTTATGCAGACCGATTTTACAAAAGATAAGGACAAAGATGTATGTAAGTTTGTTAAAGTACTACAATCGATGCCTAATTGGTTTCAAACAAATGAGTTTGATGTGGAAGATATTGTACGTTCTGGCTTAGTTAAAGCATACATTCGCGCTAAGTACTTAGTACACAAAGACGGGTATTAGTATTAAACCATGTAATATTGTATCATTTGGATGTAGTTGGACATATGGTGATGAATTAATTGACCCCAATTTAGTTGAGCAAGGGATATCATTTGACCATCGGTACAACGAATCGTATAGAATTAATAATTGTTATACGGGGTTAGTATCATCCAAATATAACTACACTCAGGAAAATCTTTCCTTCCCTGGTTCTAGTTTGCAATCAATGCAGTGGAGTTTGATGTGGTGGTTGAATAATAGAACTGAAGATGAAATTAAGCAATCTATTATTTTAGTTGGTCTTACTGGTGAGGATAGAGTTAGTTGGTATGACCCCAACTACGAGACTGGTGAGGGTGACCCATGGAATAACTACTTACACTCAACGTGGCTTGATTACGCAGGTCCAAATGTGGATAGAGGATGGTTTGAATTAAGAAAGTATCATGTGGCAATGTCATCATGTGACTCGTTAAGTCAACTAAATTACGAAACTACTCTGAGGATGTTCGACGGGGTATCTGCTAGGTACGATGTTCCCGTAATTCAATTCAATACAGTGGCTACTAAAATTATTTCCAATGATACATTTTATGATTTGCAAATACGTGATGCACTTAAACGTGATTGCTATGCATGTGGTGGACACCCTAATGAAAATGGTCATCGAATTATCTCAGATTCTTTAATAAGAACTATTGACAAATATATAATTTAACTGTATATTATTTTGAAATTGCATCGTTAATGAGTCGAAGTACTTGTTATCTTGGTTTGTCCTCCATTGATGCGGAATGGGACATAACGTGAAAATATTTTTTCTTGTTATATCTTGTCTATATAGTATGGTTTTGTATTACTCCGTAGTAGTTGGTTAATAGATAAAGATGACGTACTTACTCCACGTCCTCCTTATAGAGTAGCACAACAACACAGTTGTTAAATATTAGCGAAGTACATCTGTAGCACAACGCTAAGTGCAAAAATATTGTGTTAGTACTAAAGGTTTTTGTTTATTCTTTACCTTTTCATACACGTTGACTCGCGTGTGTACGTATCGAGTCCTCATCAATCTTTTACCGTTTTTCCTTATTTGGTAAAAGTAACATATCATAAAAATATTTAATACCATATAATATATATAATGTTAAATATTTTATCATATCTTCCATTTAAACGAAAGAAGTCATCCAGTGGATGGATTTCGTTTAATGCCGTTTGTTGTATTCATAATGGTGAGACACAAGACAAACGGAGTCGTGGTGGAATATTATTAAATGGTGAATATGATTGGTCGTATCATTGTTTTAATTGTAATTTCAAAACAGGTTTTACAATGGGGAAACCTGTTGGGTATAAAGCAAAGAAATTGCTTAAGTGGATGGGTGTAAGTAGTATCGATATTGATTGGATGGGTATCGAAAGTCTAAGGCATAAAAGCATTAATGATATCATAGATGACAGAAGTGATTCGTCTCCTAACACCATTATTTATTTCAATGAAGTCAAACTACCAAATGGTGCTCGACCAATTACACACAAAGACAAGAAATATGTCAAGTATTTAACATCACGTGGATTGAAATACAATCAGTACCCATTTATGATTACCCCCGATGCTACCGCACGTAATAAAAATAGAATAATAATTCCATATACTAATGGCGGTAGATTGGTTGGTTACACTTCTAGATTTCTAGATAATGGAATTCCTAAATATCACAATAAACAACAGCGGGGATATATATTTGGCATTGATTTGCAACATGCTGATTGGAATTATGTGATTGTGACTGAGGGTGTATTTGATGCGATAAGTATTGATGGTACTGCGGTATTGCATAATGAAATAAGCAATGCACAAGCGCATCAATTGCATCGATTGCATCGCAAGGTTATTGTTGTTCCCGACTTTGATGAACCTGGTTTAAAACTTATCGATGATGCAATGAAGCATGGTTTTGAGGTAAGTATCCCAAAATGGGATAAAGGGGTAAAGGACGTTAATGATGCGATTGTGCAATACGGAAAAATACCAACATTATTGAAGATTTTAGAAAGTAGTAATGCTACTGAATTAAAAATAAAATTGGCAAAAAAAGCATTTATTAGATTGGTAATTGGGAAGAAATATGAATTGGAGAGAATCACTGAGAATCGGTGAGTTTTATTAATGAAGGAATATAATAAAGACGTACAGAAGTTATTTTTAGAAATGATGCTTAATAATGCAGAGAGTTTTGTTCGTGTGCAGAATATATATAACGTGGATAACTTTGATGCTTCGTTGCAAGAAGCAGCATTAATGATTAGTGAACATTCAAATGAGCATGGTACACTGCCATCACTTGAGCAAATTAATGCAGTTACTAATACTAATATGAAGGCAGTACCAGAACTCAATGAAGGTCATTATGATTGGTTCTTGGATGAATTTGAAGGGTTTACTCGTAGACAAGAACTCGAAAGAGCAATTCTAGAAAGTGCTGACTTATTGGAAAAGGGAGAGTTTGACCCTGTTGAAAAGTTAATTAAAGATGCGGTTCAAATTAGTTTGACAAAGGATATGGGTACCGATTACTTTAAAGACCCAAGGGAAAGATTGTTAGCGATTAAAGATAACAATGGACAAACTAGTACAGGGTGGGATTCATTGGATAAGAAATTATACGGCGGATTTAACCGAGGTGAATTGCAAATATTTGCAGGTGGTTCTGGTTCTGGTAAATCTTTGTTTATGCAAAATCTTATGATTAATTGGGTAGAGAAGGGAAAAAACTGTGTATTCATTACACTTGAGTTAAGTGAGGATTTGACTAGTATGCGAATAGACTCAATGATGACTGATACTGCGTCTAATAGAATTTTTAAAGATATTGATAATGTTGAGATGAAAGTGAAGTTATTAGAAAAAACTTCAGGAAAATTACGCATTAAGTATATGCCCGCACAGAGTACAGTTAATGACATACGTTCTTATGTCAAGGAATTGGAAATACAGGAAAAGGTTAAGATTGATTGTATGTGTATTGATTACTTGGACTTATTAATGCCAGTTAGTACAAAGGTTAGTCCAAGTGACTTGTTTGTTAAGGACAAATATGTATCGGAAGAGATACGTAACTTAGCAAAGGAGTTGGATATTATTATGGTAACCGCATCACAGTTGAATAGAAGTGCGGTTGAGGAAGTTGAGTTCGACCATAGCCATATATCGGGTGGTATTTCCAAAATCAATACAGCAGATAATGTATTTGGTATTTTCACCAGTCGAGCAATGCGAGAACAGGGTAGGTATCAACTACAGTTGATGAAAACTCGTTCTAGTGCTGGTGTTGGGCAAAAGATTGATTTGAATTTTGACTTAAACACACTTAAGATTACTGATGGTGGTGATTCTGCTGATAACACGTCTGTTACATCTAATGAAATAATGAATAAGATAAAACCTGGTGTCGCCAATACCGTAGAACCCAATGAGGCAATTAATGCAGTTAAGGCTGATGTCAGAACAAATCAATTACAAACAATGCTCAATAGTTTTAAAAGTTAATAAATACAATAAACAGTATTAGGTTGCATAATGCAAAAACGAACACGTAGTATTCTAGAAGAGTTGGAAGATTTATATATCGAGCGTGATAAATTACATGTCATACGGAGTCGTGCTGATAACTTAATCGAAAGTGCTGGTCGATTATTAGACCTTGTTGCTGAATCATATAGTGAAGAAGAAGCAGATAATTTGACTCGAAAGTTCCTTAATTCTATTAGAACTAGAGATACTCGTAAATTTCAACGTAGTTTGAAGAAGATAAATGAAAGTAAATGAAGTATTAAATGAGAGCACCGATGTATATTTGAGTGCAATCAGTGACCGCCTTAGTACCATGAGCATTACTGATGCTTTAGCGCGTGGATTGCAAGATTCGAGAATACGAAATAAAGCAAAGGAATGGCTTTCCAAGTGGAATGAAAAACTATCACAGTTAAAGCAACCTGATAATCAATCCATAGTACAACAGGTATTGCAACAAATTGTGTATACCGAGATGGATACTACTCCCAGTAATTTATCTGACAAAGCAATTCAGCAACTTGTAGACTTAGCAAGTACCAAACAATCAGATACGGGTATTGCATTAAAGTACATGACCAAGTTGATGACAATGAGTTTATTAAAACCAACTGAAGAAAAGCAAACCGTGGATTATGGTGACTATTTACCCCCCAATATGTTGCTTCCTGGAAAGATTGTACCAACACGATATATTAATACAAGCGATGGTTCTTGGGTTAAATTCAATGGTGAGTGGTTCAAGGACATCGATGATTCCGACCATCAAGTTAAATTAAGTGATGAATCGGCATATGAAAGTACTGGGAGATTAGAAAATATGCGTGGTAGAAATTTACCAATGCGTGTGGGTTCAACGGGTTCACGCACATTAGAATTTTTACATAGAAGTGAAACACAAGATTGGTTTAAAGAATATGAGTAAGTTTGAATTTTTTGATGAATTAAATGAGACTAGGATTTTTAGAAATCTGAATCTTGTCGATGGAACTAAAGCAGATGACCTAGGGTTACTGTTAGTGAATATGTTTTTTGCTCTCAACATCATTTGGCATGAAGACCGTGCTAGTGCAGTTAGATATGCACGTAGTATTATGCGCCAACCTGATTTTAAAGGGTTCAGAACAACTCAACCTGATATGTACAATGCTATTACATTACTGATGCACCAAGAACAATACTCGGATAAGATAATAACTAGATACAGTGTGAAGATACCTGAACTGCGTGTTAAACGTATATTAAGAGACATGGCAGGTGGTAGAGTCGATGAAGATGATTACCATCAGTTGTTCCTATTGATGATGAGGACTATCAAAGGTTGGACATCAGACCATCAACGTGCAAGAAGACAATTACGCAGATACGATGAAATGTCATCATTTGATAAGATACGTAACCTACGTTGGTTAATGCTACAAATGCGTACAGGTAAGGTAAGGTACTCAGATATGTATCCAATGCTACAGAAGATTTGGAATAGATTGACATAGAGTATGTATTGTGAACATCTATAAATTCCATTCTAATCCAGACGAGTTAATCGGGTACACAGATAGAGATTTCCTTTTTAGTGATGAGGCAGGAGAATTATTACTTCAAGGGAAAGAAGTAACTAAAAAAGTAATTGGGCATTTATACCTCAGTGATACACCAATAACATCACTTCCTGATAACTTAACTGTTCATGGGTATTTAGACCTCAGTTATTCAAAAATCAAATCACTTCCTGATAACTTAACTGTTCATGGGGATTTAGACCTCGCTGGTACACAAATCACGGCACTTCCTGATAACTTAACTGTAGGTGGGCATTTACGCCTCAGTCGTACACCAATAACATCACTTCCTGATAACTTAACTGTTGGTGGAAAATTAGACCTCTATGCCACAAAAATCACGGCACTTCCTGATAATTTAACTGTTGATGGGTATTTAGACCTCGGCAATACAAAAATCACGGCACTTCCTGATAACTTAACTGTAGGTGGGTTTTTAGACCTCAGTAGTACACCAAACTTAGACAAGAACAACTTACCAAGTTCATTGGTAGTTAACGGAGAAATTTACAAATGAACCTCTATAAATTCCATTCCAATCCATCCGAATTAATTCGAGGCGAAGATAAAGACCGTGTACTATCTAACATGGTACGAGATAAACTTGGATACACGTCTAGATTTACTCCTGCATTAGTAACTGCCACAGTTGACCAATTGGGTGCAGGATGGGGCGATGAAGGTGAACCAGGTGGAAGTAACCTAGTTGAAATATTGGATGACATTTACAAACACGGCATGGTACGTGGATTCAGTGGATTTACTCATTACAGTGAAACCATGGAATTTTACACAAAGAATCGAGATGAAATCAATGAACACCTTGAACACGAAGGGTTGGA